ATTTGTACAGAAGTTTGAACGCGGAACGCGGATGGAGTGACACAAGCTAGAAACTTGGGTGTCCATATATTATGTCTTTCTCTATTGTAAACTTTTTGGCGGAGAACAGTTCGGTGGTTGAATGTCCCATTAGTGGGTGGATCAGCAAATGGAGTGTAGCTGATATACAGCAGGCTTATGCTGTAGACGTGCGTGATACACCATTTACGCGCTTTGATTGGTATGCCCTTCTACAGTCCCCAGGTGAGGAAGTAAAAGGCACAGTACGCGCAATATCCAAAAAGCAGCGTAAAACCAAGAGTGTGATCAGAGAAGATCCAAATAATTTTCGTACCTCAGACGAAATTATGGCATCGGCCCTTACCATGCGCCAGATGCGAATCCAAGCAGGGTTCAAGGATTACAAGAAAGGATATAATAAGAAGATTGGTGTATTTGATCCACCTTGTCTTGCCGGCGATTATTATAAGCGAGATGAATCAGACGCTTATCACAATCTGGAAATGATCACGAACGAACAATTCTACGACTTTTTGGTTGCTAGTGTTACTAACAAACGGGAAGTCGAGTTTAGTCGTTCTAATCGGTATGATGAATTGAATTTTATACGTAAAGTTTTGAAGAATCCTCAAGATTACGATTGGAGTAAAGGTTTCCACCTTTATGAACGTCGTATTCGTGAGCATTTGGATAGCTATAACGTAGATCATATAATTGATTATATTGATGGTAAGGATTATGTGTTCCCTGCATGGCCACGTTTTGACTATACCCCTTATGGGATTCGTAGAAAGAATATGGACTTGTGGATAATGCGTGATCGCAAGGCAAGAGAAAAGAGGGAGAAGGATCAAGTGAAGGAAGATCTTTTCCACATGCCGAGTTGGGATGATGAGTGGAACGGCAATGTTGCTCAAGGAAGAATGGAGTACATTGAACGCAAGGAGAAACAACTCGAACGGAAAGCGAAAATTCTTGAAGAACGTGAGAAGAGACTGGCTAGTCGGACTCAACGTAGTCTTGAATTGGAGAAAAGGGAGAGAAATAAGAAACGCAAGGAGCTTGCCTTCGCTAAAGGCAATGAAGCTCAAGGTTTGCTAGATATTTTCAATACTCCCACTAAGATCAACGAAGCGATTGACGGTGTCACTGAAACCGTTAACCACGCAGGTGGCTTAGTACACTCTATGACAATGGTAACTGATGGAATTTACAGGTTTATCTCAAAGATGGAAAAGTTTCTGAACCCCAGCTTATTCGACCTCATGCTATGGATATCCAATATAATGGAAAATGGACAAACTCTGTCTAACTCTATTGGATTATGTAAACATCTTAGCATCTTGATGAATGTGGGAATCGATCGTGTCTTCACTTTGGTGAAGTACATAATGGATTACAGAATTGAGACCAAACCTGCAGTGTTTGAACCGGCCATGGATACGGAATATTTCAATGACATGACAAGGAAAAGTGACGGAGATGCTCTGAGAGACCTCTTTGGAGAAGAACCTATCACTGAACCCCCAGTTAATGAGGCGCAATCCGCATTAGCCTGGCTCTCCTTCCCTCCTCTTGTATATCTCCTAAGTCAATTTGTTTGTATCACGGACATGATTACTACAGGCAAGTTGATTACAATGACGACTATCAAGGAACATTTCGCTCTCATTGGACGCGCATCACAAGGATTTCGTGCTGTGCGGGAGTTTGTTGAATTTGTCATCAGTTACGTTGTTGATCGTTACTATAGATTTAGATATGGTAAGACCAAGAAGGAAATTGATGACATCGTCAACTACCCCGGTTTAGCGAATGATTTGGCACTTGCAGAAGTGCTTACATCGGCTGACCCCAAAGAGATAGAAACGAACAAGAAAGTTTGTGAGGAAATAATCAAGTTAGATGCCCGTCTGATGAAGAGCAGAACTGCATCCATCGTCGCAGAAGATCGGACTAAGGCACAGTTGATAACAGCCGTTCAGCAAAAGTTAACACCCTTTGTTACTATTGCCCGCAACGCACCCATCAACAACTTGATCACCCGGAAAACCCCACTCACGATCTACCTGTATGGTAAATCAGGTACTGGAAAGACTCAGTTTCAGGAGAATCTTAAGATTGCCCTATTTGATCGAATGAAGAAAAATGAAGACCCAAATCTGCAACTACAACATTGTGCATACAATCGTCGTGTAGATAATGAATTTTGGGATGGTTATTTTAACCAGCCCATTGTTATCTATGATGATTTTATGCAGATTGTTGATAGTCCGCAGGCTCCAAACCCGGAGATTGCTGAAGTGATTTCTATTGTAAATAGTTCACCACTTCAACTTCATATGTCGGAAATTCGTGATAAGAAGTCAACTTATTTCAACTCTAGAGTTGTTATATTTTCCTCTAACACCGAGAATCCTCAACCACTGTCCATAACGACCCCAGCGGCACTTTACCGTAGAATGCATCTGTGTGCAGAAGTTTCTGTCAGGCAGGAATGCGGTACCCTTTGTGATGAAGGATACTACAAACCAGACAAAGACAAAATTGCTGCATACGAAGCACAAAACGGAATTGTGTCAGGAGCTTTCAAGACATGCCAATATCAGTTCAAACTTTACAGAATGACTACTGAAGGTGTTGTTGTAACGAAAGCAGGTCTTTCATATGATCGTTTCATGGAAATAATAAACGAGAATTATGATGAAAAGGACGCAGAAGAAACAAGCCTCTTTGAAGATATGTGTGCCCGAAACGGTATTGATCCTAAGGAAACAGATCAATCAACCTTATTAGATCGCATCACAGAATTGAAGCAGGAAATGACTTCTGAGGAGATTCTTGCCAGTCTTGAGAAGATTGAGTATATAGGTGCAAAGGAAAAGGTGAAGGAAACTTTCACTGGCCCCCTAGCCTACCTCAATGACAAAATTACTCAAGTTCGTGACACGGTTAAGAAGATGGACCTCCGGACGGCATTCAAAGGATATTACACTCAGTTCTCAGATTTCTTAAGCAACCACATCGCTGCATTTGTTTTTAAGGTTAAAAACAAAGTGACTAGCGTTGCTGAGCAGTTCATGGAATATACAACTGCAATGTTTGGTTGTGTGTATCACAAAGCTTGCGACTTTTCGAAGTCTGCAGTGGACGGTGCACTTAAATATGGTAAGGACGTAATGGATATTTTGATTATGATTGGTACAGCGGTTGTCTCGTACTTCATAGCCAAAAAGACCTTCTCAGTACTTACCGGAGAGAAAACTAAAGAGAAATGTGACTACGTAGCACATGGCGGTAAAACGACATATGCTTGTGGAAAGTGTAATTTCTGCGATATGAGGAGTTTCACAGGATGTTCATCTTGTGACGCGAATCGTGTCCAGATCCTGGTTAGCAGTAGCTTGCTCGACCTTGACGCACCTCAACTGGCTAGGCTTTTAGAAACGTGCACCCCGTGTGTATGTGGAAATCAAGCCGAGTCCAGAGAGCTGTCGACAAGGAAGCTACACTTGCGTAACACTGCTGAATCTCGCGAAATAAACACTCGCAAGACTTTGGTAAGAAATGTTGCACAAGGCAACCCAGGAGCCTCTGAATCGAAGGTTTACACGTCTAACGTACTTGATAAGTTGCGACGTCGAGACCTTGTATCCTATGAGATGGTAACCTCTACCGTTGAAAAGAATGCAAGATCTTTGATTATCGAAACTAATGAAGGACGTACTTTGGATAGTAACATTGTTTTTGTGACAGGCAGGATTGGCATCACAACCAATCATATGTTTGCACTGGACTTTGCTTCTATTCAATTAAGGCATGTGAACCCCAACTGTCCACCGATGAAGTTTATGAAAGAACAGCTTAAGATAGTTCAATGTCAAGACGCAGCAGGTAACCCTGTTGATCTTGCTATGGTCGAACTTCCTAAGTGTGTTGCTGCCTTCCCAGATATTACGAACAAGTTCCTTTGCGCGAACAATTTTCAATTTCTGAATAAGGAAGCAACAGCTATCATAAGATCTTCATTGGTCTTGAACCCCACCAAAAACTTTGTGGTGGTGAAAGAGAACAAGTCATCTGATTTTAACTTTGTGGATAGTACTCTTGAGTACACATCTCTCAAAGGTGAAATAGTGACAGTAAACTCTTACATCTCTACGAACATATGGAACGGATCAGGACTATGTGGTTCACTAGTAGCGTTGGAAGGTAAAACTTTCAATTCAAAACTAGTTGGACTGCACGTGGCCGGTAATCCTCAACTTGGATACTCTTTTATCTATCCTGTCTCGCAACAGTTCCTAAAGCACAATCTAAAGAACTTTGGTATCATGAGCAAAATTGATGGACGCTTACCTTATGCACAAGCCGGTGCTTCTACTGTCATCCCCGGTGACATAGAGCATATTGGTGAAATGAAAAAGGTACCCAGCGCCCCATCTAAATCTCAACTGAATCCGTCTTTGATACACAACCGTGTAATGGAAACGACAACCAAACCAGCTCATCTACGACCAAAAGAAGTGGATGGAGTGTTGATCGACCCAAAAATCAAAGGCATCAGTAAAGTGACCAAGGAACAAGTGTGGTTAGACGACGAATATGTCAAAGTCATTAAAGATGATCTGAGAAAGGTTATCTTTAAGGATAGTGACATAAGACGTGTACTAAGCATGCAAGAAGGTGTTGAAGGCATCGAAGGTGAACAATTTATTGCTCCCATCAATCGTACTACTTCTCCTGGTTACCCATTCAATCTTGAAAACCCTGCAAAGGGCAAACAACATTGGTTGGGTAGCGATGAGGAGTATATTATTGATGATGAAGTACAAGAAGATGTTCAAACTTTGATCGAAAGTTGCAGACAGGCTAAGAGAGGAGATGTTATCTTCGTGGCTACTCTAAAGGAC